GTATAGGATAGCGCTTGACTGCAGTGTATTGTCGCCAGGTTCTTCTTGCCATAGGTCGGGTGGCGACATACCTAGTCTATAATACCTGCCCCTATCAAGAAAGAATAACCTCAAGAATCTCGAGAACTTCGACGCTCGATATGGACCGCTTCTTCACTAGTCAGAGCCTCTAGGACTCGAGCCCTAAGCACCTTACCCATGCGTGGCACTCCTCTGAGGCAGTCACCACAAGCAGCCTCCTCTAGACTACCACAGGCATCTAGAATCTTGTCCACCATCTCATCTCCTATGCCTGGGATGGTGCGGAGCATGTCCACCCTGACATCATTGCTAGACACCCTGCGTATAGCCTGTGCACCGTGTCTACTGGCACTCTTGTAGGTCTTCTCATGCAGACCCACCATGAAGTGTGAAGCCTCCATCAGATTAGGTGCACGATAGACTAGGCACCCGAAGTCTGCAGCGATACGAGCCAAGCCTCCTGCTATCTGCTTTGTTGCAGCACTGAAATTGATAGAGCCTCCTCTTGCCTGGGCTTGTTTGATGTAGTCTGCCACTGCACCCCACACTACTACACCATACATGTCCACATTAGCATCGAGATTGTCCAACTGCCTCATCAAGTGTCCACTCCTAAGTGACTCTAAGAAGTCCCCTACACTCTTGGCTTCGATATACCACTCCCCACATTTGTAGTCTCCAACTACGAGGTGCTCTCTAAGTATGGAGATGGGTGGACTCTTCTTGTGAGCCCTGCGTTCCACTGCATCGAACAGGGGGCCACGCTCGTTGGTGTCTATCACTAGTGGTCTTACAGACTTCCTGTCCCGTCCCATAACTGGCACCTCCCTAGGCATAACCCACCAGCCTCGAGAGAAGCACAGTGTTGCTGGTATCCCTTGTCCACTATGGTCTTCACATGATAGCGAGTTACATTTTCATCGTAGTCCGCCCACTGAAGGGTGGATATGTATCTTGATATGGATTCGGCATGGCTTTGACGCATTTCCTGTGTTGCTCGCTCTACAGGCATGAAGTTCCTGAGCCTGGAGGCTAGGTAAATCACTAGGGATTTGCGAGCGTCATGTGGTGGGTTACTCCCCACCTGACAGGCTGCTTCAACTAGACAAGGGAGAATCTTCACTCCCTCCATCTCTATGGTCTCAAACTGTAGTGCTGGACCCGATGTGTCGAAGCGTGTCTTCTTCACATGTTCTAGGGGTAGGTCTATTCCGTTAGTCCCATAGGTGAAGTGTCCTCTACGATGCTCCTCTGCATTCTCACATACCTCATCCCAAGACCACTTGAGTATCTCTGCACTCCTGAGTGGTATGCTCCACCTCCCTACATGTTGCTTGGCATTGTAGGAGTTGGGGATACGGATGAGCCTAGCCATATCGAAGGGCACCGTAGGGTCCATACATGTCAGGTCTAGGCTGTCTTTCCAGTCATTGATGACCTTCTTTCCAGCAGCCTTGATGAGAGAGACCTCACTACCAGTCGCTGGTCGGTGAGTCTTGGAGAGTTGAATCCAGATGTGGAATCCATTTCCGCTGAACCACACAGCGTGACGGACATCCTTGTCCATCAGGACCTGGTGTAGTCTACGCACTTGTTCCATTACTCTGTCTCCATCTACATCAAGCACCATGCTACCCTTCCTCTCCTTCTTGTCGAAGTCCAAGACGAAGTGTCTCACTATGGCGGTGTTGTATTCAGCACGCTTACCACTAGTCTTGACTGCCCTGTAACCATACACACTGGTGTAGGCACACTGGCTGTTCCTAAGTGAGGCCCAGTATTGCTCTAGTTCCTCGGGGTTGTGGACTACCTTACGGAACAGTCCCACCTCACGAGGGAAGTCGAACTCAAGAACTGAACTCATCTAATTCCCCCCACTTGAATTCAGTCAAGGCTTTGCGACATTTCCCATACACCAAGAGTATAGTCTCAGGGCTTGCTACATGTTCATGAGTGATGGTGATATCTAGATACTCTGCTATTGGTATTGGGTCTACCAGATTGTCCTCAGGTGGTTGACCGTAGTGGACATAGACCCCTTCACTTTCAGCCTCGACCCTCAATGCTTCTTGTAGTAATAGTCTGAACGCCTCTAGTATGCTGTCTCTATGTTTATACATGTCCTTGATGGAATCATCGAACGGATACATCTAACTCACCTTGAACTTGGGACACAGGTCCATGTAGTCACAGTATGAACACTTGAAATCATCTTTGGTAGTGGGGAAGTCTTGAGTGAGATACATCTTGATGAGTTTGGTGAGACTATTCTGCATAGCCCTTTCACTAACTCTGAGCACCTTCTCATAATCTAACAACCCTGCTGCACTGTATCGCCAACCCCAATGGGTCACTGGTAAGTCACCTAATCCTAGGGCCTTTAGTTCTTCCATTGGAGTTAGTTCAATGAGCATCTTGTAGTAAGCCATTTCCATTCTCATGGCTGGTAGTTTGTACTTCTTCCACTTCCCTGTCTTCAACTCCATGAGACCTAGACCATCCTTGTCTTGGAATACTCGGTCTATCACCCCAACCAGTTGCACCTCTACCTCCTTACCATCTATGTGGAAGGTGGCTTTGGGTGAAAGTTTCACCTCGTTTGCTACAGGTAGGAAGAGTTGGTCATCGGTAACTGACAGGCGTTGCATCTCGTTACGCATCAACCAGTCCACATTGAGTTCGTAGTCACGCTCGTAGAATGGCTCATCCCTATCACTCCCCCTTCTCATCTCAACTACTTCTTCCTCAGAAGGGAGCCAGCCCCTGAAGGTCTCTAGAACCAACCTGTTCTTTCCTTCTAGCACTGCCTTCCTCAAGTCCATTAAGGACTCAGGCTCTGCACGCTTGTAGAACTCCTCCAATGTGTTGTGCACATCAGTCCCTACTATGAGGTAGGGGTGTGGTTCCTGAGGGACAGCGTGTGTCTTGGAAAGCCACAGTTGTTGGGCGCACCACTTGGTATTAGTGAGAGTGCTTTTACTGATGCGTATCTTGACCCCATCCTCCCCCATCTCAGGGGTCCATGCATAAGAGGACTCGTCCTCATAGACGAGAGGCAGGGCGACCAAAGTCAGTCCTCCAATTTTAGCGCGGCCTCGTGTGTTATACTCTTTATAACACTTTGTTCTAACTGTATGAGTTTCTCAAGGTATACCACTAGGTCCATCGCTTCCTCTTGTGCGTACACAAGCCAGTCTAACTTGGAGAAGTCCTCCCTCTCCATAGTAGTGCCGTATTTCTTCAGCCCTACTGCAGCCCGTTCCTGTATCTTCTTACATGCAGCATCTTCAATGGAACTCAAAGCCACATTCCTCCAGCGTCATTTGTCTACTTTCTTCTTCTGTCATCGTCTTCTTCTCTGTCATATTACCACCAACCATATGCCTTGGGACGAGGTGCTCCAAGAGCACCGTCTATGTCCCAGCCAAGGGTAGTGTAAACACTATCCAACTTAGCCTTCAGCATTTTCTGGAGTATCATATCTGAATCTAGCACATGTCCCTCTAACTCAGAGGGTTCTCGGTAGGCTACGATGTTAGGAATGCCCTGCACATAGGTCCAGGGAACTGAGTCCCCCTTCCCGAACTTGGGGCCTTTGGAATCGTCATTGTAGTTTGTTGCTGCTTTGGCAGCACCACCCAGCACCTTGTAGTCTCGGAGTGCCATCCCCAACCTAGTAGTCAGGGTCACCTTCTTGAGAGGGACCTCACCTTCTCGTATGGACATGGCTATCGGGCGGACATAGGCTTCTACTTCACCCTCATTCGCTCCGCTACACACCATGTTGAACACCTCTTTCTGCACCTCCTTTGATATGGGTGCTGAGTTGGAGGCTTTCATCTCGAAGCCAGCCACCTTGAGTTCACCACTTATCTTCTTACCGACATACCTGTTCTTCTTGACCAGCAACCAGTAAGGCATCCAGTCCTCTAGTTCTGCGAACAGCATCTTGTTCCCAGTGGCTTCTTGTACAGCCTTCGTGATTTTGTCGGCCAGCATCTCAGCGTCCTCGTATGGGACCTTGACAAATGCTGAGTCGGTGTGACCATAGAGACACTCGTAGCCGTTGCTAGTAGTGACTTGGTCCAGTAGATGGATGCACCTCCTCCCCTCTTGGGTGATGGTGTGTGCTATGTCTAGGTCAGCCCAGCCATAGCCACCGTGTGCGGTCATACCATAGAGTGAGGCCATGACCCTCTTAATCGCCATCTGTGTGGTGTTCCAAGCACCACGCTCTTCTTCAGTTTCAGCCTGTTGCATCTTCAATTTGCATTGTTCTCGGTAAGCGAACAGATATTCTACTACGCTGGGCAGCAAACCCTGTTCACTCTGGTCCCAGTAGGTGCCGTTCTCGAGTTTGATTATGTTCTTACCAGGCCCGTCCCTTTTGGTCTCGTAGGACAGGTTGTTGCCTAGGATTAGTGAGGGATACAGTCCCTTGTAGTCAATCACCCCAACGCCTTGATGCAAACCAGTTACAAGATTCAGTCCTACTTCTGCACCTCGGAGTGAGCCGCTGTCACCATGGGCTCTGGTCGGAGCCTTCTTGTCTGTCCTCCTTGAGAGTAGACCCCTAGCGAAGTTAGTCACATTACATGCTGAGGGTAGAGTGACTCCACAGAGTCTGACCATCTGTATGTAGAAGTCAGTGACATTCTTGGCCTCGTCTATCCCTCTGAGTAGATGGGTGTCTAGCAGACAGTAGTCCACGAACTCACCCCAGTAATCATACCATCCATTGTGGACATCCATGCCCTCTATATCCTCAGTGAGTTTGGAACCTAGACCTAGCGTCTCTGCTATGTCGTTGAGTTTGAGGGATGGTAGTTGACCACCCCCACTGTCCTTCCATACTCGCTCGAATCCTGTGCCACTGCTGGCCTGGGCTGCAGTATCGAACTGCCATCTACCTATGATGGGCTGGTCTGTTGGGTCATATCTGTCCTTACCCTTCCTGAACCTCCTGACCTTCCCCACTGGACTCATTCGTTCAGGGTATGGAATCCTGTTGATGAGGTGAGGTAGGTCTGCGAATGTGCCTGCGTGTGCAATCATCATGTCGGGGTCGCGCTCACGCATGAATGATATGAAGGCCTCATGGAGTTCATGTTCTGAGTTGAAGAGTCTCAGTTCATAGGTAATGTCACGCACTTCTCGCAATAACGAACTGCCAGTTGTGTAGGGGCAGTTAGTGCGCTCATCAGCCCAGGCGAAGACCACTGGTGTGTCTAGGTCGCTGTCTATCACAGCGATGACTGTGGTGAATGGGTCATCACCAGTGTCCCACTCTATATCATACCACCATTTTCGTGGCTTCCAGTCTGGCATGACCTGAACATTATCTATCAACCAGCGGTCTGTGAATCTAACATCAGCCTCGTATGTTTTGCTGAATTGCTCCCTCATCCTTGTAATCTCAAAGGGAGACTGTGCCTCTACTTTCACCAGTGGTGTGCCATCGAGGCCGGTGGCTTGTTCTTCAAAGATAACTCTGCTTTCTGGGAATCTAGTCATCACCCTCCTGAACTGGAAGTCAGGGGAATTCTTTGGCACCCAGAAGTATGGTTTGTAACTCCTGTCTGTGTGCTCTACGAGTTTACCACTCTCATCACGGTATCGTGAGTATATGATGGGTTCCTCACCATTCTCATAGTAATCGTCAACTATCATTCTGAACACCCATCACATCTTGGGGCAATCTCTCTACCACATGCACGGCAGTAAGTAGTGTCAACTCCCTGCCAACCACAGAAACAATGCACTACTTTCATACTGCCACACTCATATTCCACATTATCAGGGCAATGGCTACTCCACCTAGGAGTATCAAAGCCCAATCCCAATCTCTATCCATTCAATCCGCCCTTTGGTCCAAAATTACTAGCAGGTGCTCCTTCTCCATGTGGCGCAGTATTAGCACGAACTTGTGAGAGGTGTATAGTTCTACCACTCCCGAAGGGATACAATCAACGACACTTGGGAACCAGCCACCGAAACTTGACTTACAGGTCTCGGGTGGTCCAGCACAGTCTTCTATGTCTACACTCAATGTCATGTTAGCAGTTCCTTTCTCACCTGCAGTGACATTCCAGGTCTTGTCTTTCACAGAGAAGTGGGTGGTGATAGCATGGTTCTTACCTACTATCTTCTCGAGGGTCTGCACCTGTGTGAGGTCAGAGGTGTGCAACTTACCGTAGCATGTCAGAGGTTCCCCTCCCCAATGCTTCCAGTTATCGCGCTCACTGTCCTCCTTGAGAGCCAGAGCCTTACTCGCCCTCACATTAGAGTGCACATAGTCACTGTATGGTAGGGTAAGGTCTAGATTGCCCGAGAAGGCACGCAGAGGTGCCTCTGAGGGCTGGGAAAGTGCTACCATGGACTCCTTAGGTAGAGCCTTAGTGAATGTCAGCACCTTACTTAGGTCTGAGATGACTATTGGACCTGGGTCCTCAACATCAGCACTCACTTTGGTGTGCAACATGTGTGTCTTGAGCGCAACAGTCCCAGTAAGAGACATGTCCCGAGCCTCGAGCCTGAGGTCCCCCACCCCAGGCCCAAAGCCGTTCAATAGAACGAGGAGCGCTTCCTTGCCGATATTTACTCGAGCCAAGCGCCTTCCCCCATTTTCGGCGCGGCCTCGCGTATAAGAGACTTTATAACGCAATCACCCCCTAAGTTCAGGGAGTCCATGCCACTTGAGTGGCTTGTCGTCATATGTGCTCATTACCAGTCGGGTCTTATCCAACATCTCAGGTAGATTACGAGCCTTGGCGAATGTGGCCTCATAGGTGGTTTCACCTGTAGGGAAACCCTCATCGTCACGAATCTGCGTTTTCTTCATCTCTATGATGGTATGTAGATAGTTGCTCGTCTGCTTTTCCCATTTTGGCTTCTTGGCACCAGTAGCGGTCCCATCGGCCCTCTGTTCGTATTGCCAGTGTGTTTCATACCACACATTGACACCCAAACGGGTCAATTCTCGACATAGTGAAGTTAGTTGGTGGAACCGCGTGCTGCGAATCTGCCAATTGAACCTCATACCCACTTTCTCATGAGGGCTGATTTTAGCACCAATTCCGTCAGGAGCGGTGCCTAGGTCCTCGATAAACATACAGGCCATGGAAACTGAGTCCCAAAGGTCTGCTGCAGTCACTAAGACTGTGTTCAGCCTTTGGCCCTTGTAGCCAGGTTCTAATTGGTCCCTAGCCCAAGACAGAGCGTTTCTACCTATTTCCATCACTTTGTCGTGTGTAGCAGGGTAGTTGTAGGCTGTTCGAGCCTCGTCCTGCATCACCCATGGGTTGACTGACTTGAAGTCAGCCCTCCTGTCTGCGTAGAAAGCGTCCCTAAGGGATGCACCTCCACCATCGAAATCTACAATGACACAGGCTTCACCCTCAGGTATGCTGTTCAGGATTATGGCTGTTTTACAGGTCCCATCATCACCTACTATACCACCGAACTCGCCAGTGATAGGTGCTATTTCCTCAGCGAAGTATTCGTCACCTCGATACTGCTTAGCCTTCTGCTCTTGGACAGGACTCATACCCCCCGGAGGCCCCCCTTGTAGCAATTCCTTGGTGACTTTGGCATCCTCTACCTCTTTGTCCTTGAGATTCTTGAAACCACTCATTGCTTGAACCCCCTGTAGTGATTGGTGCGGGCTTCTTCCCACATATGCCTCATTTCGGCTGTCATATCAAGTGACTCATCTTTGCTGATATTTGGGTCCTTAGCATTCTCACGAATCCACTTAGCGATGGTTTTGTCATCATCACCATTGTGTAGCATGATGTCTATATTCTTGAAGAATCCCATCACTCCACACCCTTGAATTGGTCTAGTGAGGTATTTCCACCTTCACCAGCAGGTATTGCTAGTCTTGGTGGGGCATATACTCCCAAAGCCCTAATTGTGGGGACTTCTTGTTTACCTTCTTCTACCGCTCTCAGTCCTAGTCTACCAAAGATGTAGACTGTGGACTTCACTGCGTAGGGCTTCCAGCCCTTTCGACCCTTGTAGTCGAATGCATGGCAATCCTGACCTAGGAACCCGTGGACCCTAACAGAGACCTCTTGTCTCCACATGTTGTCCGGGAACTCCCTTTGTAGGGCGAATGATGACACTCTCATGGTGTAATTGACGCCTGCCGGGTCATACTCGCTCTCATATCCTGTCTGGTTGATGTCTGTGACTTTTCCCTTGATGCAAACCAAAGGACCGATTGGGTTATCGAACCCTTCTACGGTCTCAGACTCTGAGCGATAGACATCCATTAGGTCGGATAGGTCTGACACATAGCAGTCCATACCACCCATTAACAGGTCACCCTTGAGGTATTCCCTGTCGTCCTCGCTTACGAACTCCTTGTTGTAGTTGATTGACTTGAAGAAATTGCTCACTCCTCGCCACATATCCTCCCAACCGGGACTCACATTGTCTCCTTGAGGCCTTACCTTGACGGTACAAGACTCACCGAACACTACATTTTGAGATACGCTCAACTCAGTAGAACCACTCACATCAATTCTGAACAGTTGTAGGTCATCCTCGAACTTCTCGGGGGTGTTACCATAGAATCGGTAGGTCCTGCTGAATAGGTAGGGTGAGATAGGCTCACCATGTCTTGCCCAGTCAGGGTTTTCTTGTAGGATGGCTAATGTCATCCCACTGTCCCTAACTAGGAACCAAGGGTCATTGTCCTCGTCAAACCTCTCTTGGGTTGACGCCACTATTCCCATGGCCTTCTCAAGCATCCATATTCCGTTCTCTACGAAGGCTCTGGCTACTGTTCCTTTCTCGATAGCAGCACCTAGGTCTTCCTTGGCGGATTGTATAGCATACTCTCTTACATTCTCTCTTTTGTCTCGTATCTTGGGCTCAACAGCCACGAAGCATCCCACTAATTCTGTGGAACTACCTCCCGGTGTGCTCATTACCCTCCTCTCAACCACAAAGGTCTCAGCAGCATCCACTAGGAAGTCATCATCTTCCTCATGGGTGTTCACTATACCTAGATGCTCCTCGATGTAACCGAGGTATTGCTCTACGGCTTTGTCTTGGCTGATACTATGCTGTTCAGCATACCAATGTAATCTTTCTAATACTTCTTCTGGCAGTTTATTCTCTTCTTTCTTCAGGCTACTCATTTTCACTCCTCATACTCTTCTCTTCTCTCCCGTTAGGGAGGGACAGAGACCCCACGAACCAGTCAATAAACCCTCTGTTATCTAAGGGCCATTGGTGGGTCGAAAGGACTGCGTCCCCCCATACCTTGGAGTAGTGGTGGAACCTATCTGGCTCCATGTCTAAATCGCGCACTCTATCGTGCAACATATTGAGTATAGTCATCATATTTCTGCCCGGTTGGTTGAGTGAATAGAGTTCCTCTCTCAGTGATGCCCAATCTCCACCAGCGACGGAGAGGGATGCCTCAGACAACATTTCTGCCTTGATGGTAGCCATATTCTCGAGTTCTCTAGCGTCCTGCACAGTTTGGGCTGCTATGCCGAGACTACGGAGGTCTCCATTGAAGGCCATACCTATCTTGTCGATATTGTAGCCGCTCCACCCATATGTTGACTTGCACAGGTGTCTGAAGTTCTTCTGCAGAAACGCATGCACATGTCTGGTCCCATATGGCGCGAAATGTAGTGTGTGACAGCGCGAGCGCAACGCGGGTATGATGTTAGCCTCCTCGTTGGCTGTGAGTATGAACAGTGCATGACCCTTCTCTATCGTCCTGCGTAGAGCGTCTTGGGCCTGCTTTGTGAGACCATCTGCCTCATCGAGTAGTATGATGGTGATATCGCTGTAGCCACGCTGTGTTGCTACCTGCTTAACACGCGTGCGTATGAAGTCTATACCACGCTCATCAGAGGCATTGAATTCGTGCACATCAGCGTCTAGGGCTTGCCCTATTGCCAGTGCTGTGGAGGTCTTCCCTGTGCCTGGAGGACCCACTAACAGGAGGTCAGGGACATTACCCTCCGCTACCATGGCCTGTGCCTTGTAGATAGGGT